GTCTGGGGATCCTCCCACGTGTAGCTGGCCTCCCGCCGGCCTGGGAGCTCCAGCAGGAAGCCAGCCGCCGGGTGCTTCCGCACCTGGTCCGCCATGCGGCGCACCTGGTCCGCATCGTCGGGCGACAGCACGATCTTCCCGGCCGCCTCCCGCTCGAACTCGGCGGCCAGCTCCTTGCCGACCTTGGTCCGGCGGTCGAAGCTGTGCGGCGGCACCGCGATGGTGGTGTCCCAGAGCTCAGGCTCCAGCACCGCCGTGTGGAGGGCGGTGCCCATCAGCATGGCCGGCGTCGGCTCCCGCTTCTCGCGGTCCTCTGCCAGGAACTGGTCGTAGTAGTGCAGGGGGCTGCGCCCGAGCACCTTGATCTGGCTGGGCGAGACCGCTTTGAGTGCGTGGTAGGCCTCGTTCGTGAGGCCTGGGTGGTGGGTGAGGGTTGGCATCCAGCCTGTGGATTGCGTGGTCAGTCTCGACCCTACGGCCTTCCCGTCCCTTACTTCCGCTTCCCGCTGCATCCCGTCACATACCTTCACAAAGCATTGATTTCGCGGGATAATCTGCCATCCTCAAGGCCACGTCAACCCCTACCGTTGGGCCTATGCAGGTCACTCTCCGCCCCTACCAGCAGCAGGCCGTCGCCGAGATCCGAGGCTCCTACCAGGCCGGCTGCCGCCGTGCGCTGTTCGTCCTCCCGACCGGTGGCGGCAAGACCGTGGTCTTCACCCACATCGCCGAGCGCGCTGCCATGCGCGGCTCCCGCATCTGCATCCTCGTTCACCGCCAGGAGCTGGTCGATCAGTCCAGCCGCTCCCTTCACGCCATAGGCTGCAACCACGGCGTCATCGCTGCCGGCTACCGGCAGGACCTCAGCCACACGGTTCAGGTGGCCAGCGTCCAGACCCTGGCCCGGCGGCTCCACCAGATCCCGGCCGGCTTCTTCCAGCTGCTGATCGTCGATGAGGCCCACCATGCCGTCGCCGGCACCTGGGCCAAGGTGCTGGAGCACCACCAGGGCGGTCACGTCCTCGGCGTCACCGCGACGCCCGAGCGCCTTGATGGCCGCGGCCTGGGCGATCAGTTCGAGACCTTGATCGAGGGCCCCGACGCCGGCTGGCTCACCGAGCAGGGCTTCCTCGTGCCGGCCCGGGTGTTCGCCCCTCCGGGCATCGACCTCTCCGGCATCAAGCGCTTCGACACCACCAAGGGACGGCACGAGGCAGACGACCGCCTCAAGCAAGGCCAGGCCATGGGTGATGCCGTGAGCCACTACCGGCGCACCATCCAGGACGAGCACAACGGCACCGCCATCGCCTTCTGCTGCTCGGTCGCCCACGCCGACGCCTTGGCCGAGGCCTTCCGCTCCCAGGGCATCGCCGCCGCCCGGCTCGATGGCGCGATGGACCGCGGCGAGCGTCGCCGGCTGATCAACGACCTCGGCGCTGGCACCCTCAAGGTGCTCACGAGCTGCGACATCATCTCAGAAGGCACCGACATCCCAAGCGTCACCGGCGCGATCCTGCTCAGGCCCACCGACAGCCTGGGCCTCCACCTCCAGCAGGTGGGCCGGGTGCTCCGGCCGGCGCCGGGCAAGCGCTGGGCGATCGTCAACGACCACGTGGGCAACAGCCTCCGCCACGGCCTGCCGACCGATCAGCGCGAGTGGAGCCTCGAGGGGCGCACCAAGCGCACCAAGCGCGCCGCCAGCGAGGCCCTGCCGGTCAAGGTATGCGATTCCTGCTTCAGCACCTTGCCATCGGCCGAGCCGGTCTGCCCGGTGTGCGGCTTCGTGTTCCCACCGCCCGCCCGTCGCGAGCTGGTCACCGTCGACGGCACCCTGCAGGAGCTCACCGCGCGAGACGCAGCACGCCAGCGGCGCAACGTCGTCGGCCGGGCCCGCACCCGCGAAGAGCTCGAAGCCATCCGACTCGAGCGCGGCTACTCTCGCGGGTGGACTGATCACATCTTGAGGGCGCGTGGAGGTGCTCGGGCATGACTGAGGCACCATTGCTCCACCTTGGCGACTGCATGGAGGTGCTTCGCACCCTGCCCGACTGCAGCGTGGATGCCGTCGTGACCGACCCTCCCTACGGCTTGGCCTTCATGGGCAAGCGCTGGGACTACGACGTCCCAAGCGTGGAGGTGTGGGCCGAGTGCCTGCGCGTGCTGAAGCCCGGCGGCCACCTGCTGGCGTTCGCCGGCACGCGGACGCAGCACCGGATGGCGGTGCGGATCGAAGACGCGGGCTTTGAGATCCGGGACATGATCGCCTGGATCTATGGGTCGGAGTTCCCGAAGTCGCTGGACGTGAGCAAGGCGATTGATAAGGCGGCGGGGGCTGAGCGGGAGGTGGTGGGGAGCCGGAAGCTCACCGGCACGGCGCGGATAGTTGGCGGTCAAGGTGGCGCAACTGCCGGCAGGACCGGCGAGGCCTATGCCGATGCAGAGATGCGTGACACCCTGCAGATCACCGCCCCCGCCACTCCTGCCGCGCAGCAGTGGTCCGGCTGGGGCACCGCCCTGAAGCCAGCACTGGAACCGATCACCATGGCCCGCAAGCCGCTGGCCGGCACCGTGGCCGCAAACGTGCTGGAGCATGGGACTGGGGCGCTGAATGTTGATGGGTGCCGGATCGGCACCAGCAAGAACGTCCCAGCCAGCGTGAGCAAGAAGGCCCCGGCGAACTGCTATGGGCAGTTTCGCGAAGCCGGAGAGACCCCAGGAGTCGGCGGTCACAATCCGAACCTGGGCCGCTGGCCGGCAAACCTGATCCACGACGGCAGCGATGAGGTGGTGGGGCTGTTTCCGCAGAGCCAGGGGATGCAGCAAACGGTGTTGCGGCGAGGCGCAACCACCGGGACATCCATCGGCGGCAAAGGCCGCTATGGGGAAGCCGCTCCTCAGGAAGTCGAAGCTGGCTACGGCGACTCGGGCAGCGCTGCCCGGTTCTTCTACTGCGCCAAGGCCAGTAAAGCCGATCGCGGCGATGGCAACATGCACCCGACCGTGAAGCCCACCGAGCTGATGCGCTATCTGTGCCGGCTGGTGACGCCCCCCGGCGGTGTGGTGCTGGATCCGTTCATGGGCAGCGGGTCAACAGGCAAGGCCGCAGTACTGGAAGGGTTCGACTTCATTGGCATCGAACGCGACCCGGCCTATCACGCCATTGCCGAGCAACGAATCAATCAGCCGATCCGGCACCAACCCTCTCTCTTCAATCCCTCAGACCATGCCGCGTTCGGATGAGGCCAAGGTCCAGAACGACATCCGCATCGCCTGCGGTGCTGGCCCCGCTCGCCTCTGGCGCAACAACACCGGCGCGCTCAAGGACGCAACCGGCCGCTTGGTGCGCTACGGCCTCTGCCCGGGCAGCTCCGACCTCATCGGCCTGCGCCAGGTCACCATCACACCCGACATGGTGGGTCAGCAGCTGGCGGTGTTCGTTGCGATCGAGGTCAAGGACCGCGGCCGCGCCACAGCTGAGCAGCAGGCCTTCATCACCATGATCCAGCAGGCCGGCGGCATGGCCGGCGTTGCCCGCTCAGTCGACGACGCCCGCCGCATCCTCGGTCTGTAACGCTCTGCAACAACAACCAGGCTCGGGTGGGGCAGCGCCTCTACGGTCATCCTGTCCCCATGCCACCCACCCCATGGCACTCTCTCCCGAGCAATGCCTCGGACGCCTTCGCGTCCTCTACCGCGACGCCCACAAGTGCGACCCGGCCTCCGACACTTTGGTGATCGCCTGGGCGCGCACCGCTGACACTTGGGCCACCTACGCCATCCGCCACTACGACTGGTCCTTCCTCGTCGCCGAGGCCGTCGTCCGCCAGTGCCGCTCATACGTCAAGCGCGCCAGCCTGGCAGTGGAGGGCGCATGACCCTTCAGCCCTTCACCGTCATCGCGCTACGCGCTGACCGCACACCGGTCCGCATCGGCCTCCTTGCCCACGACCGCGCCGATGCCCTGCTCACCGCGCAGGAAATCTTCCCTGATCACGTCGTCGGCGCTTGCGAACTCGAGCCCCAATGGCAGGACGATCCCGCATGAGCCACCCCCTTGATCTCTCCGACTCCGACGCCTTCCGCGCCGGACAGCAGCACGAGCGCGAGCGCATTCACCGCTGGCTTGACGCCCGCTCTGATCAGCTCCAGGCCTGGCTCACCATCCGCCACGACGACCCCGACCTCCTGCCACGCGAGCAGCGCTACACCCAACGCGCAGCACGCCAGTGCATCGCTGAACTGCAGCGCATCCGCAACCTCCTCCATGAGGCCGGTTGACCATGGCGGATCTCATGCAGCAGCTCCAGGGCCTGCCTGATGACTGGGCCCTCGTCGCCGTCGGCAACAACAAGCGCCCCTATCAGGCCGACTGGCCCAACAACCCCCTTGACAAGGCCGCCGCCGCAGCTGAGATCCAGAGCGGCCGCGCCAAGGCCGTCGGTGTCATCGCTGGCCCAACATCCGGTGGCCTGCTGTTCGTCGATCACGACGGCATCAGCGCCACCGAGGTCCTTGAGCGCATCGGCGCGCCCCTTCGTGACCTGCCCAAGTCCGTCGCCGTCACATCCGGCCGTGACGGACGCTTCCAGATCGTCTACCGCGTCCCGCCCGAATACTGGCCCGCCATGAAGGGCCGCCACGTCATCAAGTCCGGCAAGCAGGACGCCGAAGGCAAGGCCGAACAGCTGGAGCTTCGATGGGTCGGCTGTCAGTCCGTCGTCATCGGCGCGCATCCCTCCACCTCCGGCTACCGCTGGCTCAAGGGCCGCAGCCCCGCTGAGCAACCCCTCGCCGATGCTCCCCTGGTGCTCATCGAGCTGATGCTCGATCAACCCGAGCCCGAGCCCGAGCCGCTGTTCACCGCCGCGGCCACACCCATGCCGCCACCGCCGGCGGCCGGTGATGTGCCCTTCCTCGACTTCATCACCCGCGACAGCCGCGAGCTGGTCGAGTCCGGCGGCACGCCCGGCAGCTGGAACGATGATCAGCTTCGCCTCGCGCTCGATCTGCGCGGCACCGAGGCATGGCTGCAGGCGCAAGGCGTCCGCGCCGACCTCACCGCATCAGCCGCCTTCGCCATCCACATCAGCGCAGCACGCACCAAGGCCCGCGACTTCGATGAGAAGAAGGCCTGGGCTCGGTTCGATGGCGCAGACGGCCGCAACCCACACCCAGGCACGCCCCTGGAGAAGCTGCTCCAGCGTCTTGCCTTCCACACCCGCGCCTCCAGGCCGCTCCTGCCGCCGCCCGCCAGCTCCCCTCGATCGGCGCAGAGCTCCCCTCAATCCACCGCCGCAGCTCCCCCCGATCCACCGGAGCCCTACGCGCCCACCTTCGCCAAGCCGCAGAAGCTCGAAGCAGGTGAGCTCCTCGCCATGCTCCGCATGCAGGCCCAAGGCGGCCGCATCCGCTACAACACCTTTTCCCAGCTCATCGAGCTCGACGGCCGCGACATCGAAGGCGCTGAGCGCTTCTACCTCTCCCTCGCCGAGCGCGGCTACAAGGCCTCCAAGGAGCTGTCCCTCGACTGCCTCATCCAGGTCGCCCGCGAGAACCCCTACAACCCGGTCACCGAATACCTGGAGCACGTCGAGGCCACGGTGGAGCCCGCCTACATCGGCGGCCTCGCCACCGCCTACCTCCGCCCTGAGGACATCGCCGCTGGCGGGCAGACCCTCTACGACCACATGATCCGCTGCACGCTGATCGGCGCCGTCCGCCGCGCCTTCGAGCCCGGCTGCAAGCACGACACCGCCACCGTGCTCATGGGTGATCAGGGCGCTCGCAAGTCCTCCTTCTGGTCAGCCCTCGGCGGCGCCTTCTTCTCCGATGCCCTCGGGGACATCAGCTCCAAGGACGACCTCATGGTGCTGCACCGCTCCTGGATCATGGAGTGGGCCGAGCTTGACCACATCATGGGTCGCAAGCACGCCGGCGTCGTCAAGGCCTTCCTCACGCAAGGCACTGACCTCTTCCGCGTGCCGTACGGCAAGGCCAC